GTGATTTTCATTTGATGGGAATAAACCCTCCTCGACCAGCTCCCACCCCGCTTGTCAGGCTGCGGGCGTTCCCACCGGGGGACGTACTGACATACTCTCCAGCACACTACGCGATGGCTGTCGCGCAGAAGGGTCGTTGTGCTCGCGAGAAAACGAACCACCGTTAAGATTCGTTAGTATGCTGGCCTTCACCTCAGAGAGGTTGCCGGTTCCTCTCACCTGGCTCCAGTCGGGATGCCATCCCCGCACGAAGAATATGGCGCAGTGCATAGGTGGTCTAATGCAGTCCCAGGATGCGTGTCCGCTGTCCGACCCTCAAGAATGTCTTGCTGGCCGTTCAACTCGCAACGCACCGGAGGCAAACTCGTAATAACCCAATGAGTTCCTGGGACGCTGGTGCTCAATCGATCTTTGACTTCCCGGATCGAGGGGGAGATTCTAAGTCCTCGTCCTTTCTCTGGCTCGCTCTGAACTGCGAGAGGGTCTCCGTCACAAACGGAGGGGAATTCCCTACTTCCGGAGTTTTCATCAAAGTGAACAAGGTCGCGTCAACAACCTTGATACACCGCCTGCTCTCCCTGCCATTACCCTCTGACAGGTCCGCTTGATTTTAAACACTCAATTAAAACATTCAGTGCCTATCCACGCACACCCGTCGACAACCGTGATCAAGAGATCGGCTCAGGCCATCACAGAATGTGATTGAGGCCCTCACTCTCATAGACCGCGGTCAGTCGACGAGCCCAGCTAGAGGGCAGAAGCGCCCTCGCCATCAACATATCAGCCTGCACGATTGCTGACTCCAGGGTAGCGCGCTCTTCCGGCGTAACCACTCCGGCGGTCTTCTCGATGAGCTCATCGATGTCTTTTTCCGTGTAAGACTCGAAGGCCTCGTCCGCCCGCTCGAAGAGGCTGTGCCAATCCACTACCGAACCCAGTTCACATCCAACCTTCCTTGCAAGGTCCCTATCGACGATCTTCGTCAGTCGCGGCAGCTCGATTTCCTTACCAATCCGCGCGAAAGCGCTGTTGGCAAGGTAACCCTGCGGAACGCACAGCATTCCCCTGACGCAGGGTACGAGCTGCCGTGACGGCATCATCGTCATGGCCTCCTTGAAGCTCATTTGCGCCTGAGGCGCTGTCTTGGTTCTGGGAGAGTCCGCATCCATGTTCATCTGTGCACACTTGAGATAGAACCCCCGCAGCAGGCCCGCCAGGCCCTTGTTGGGGTAAGATGCTGCTCTCGCCAGGTACGAATCCCTCGCGATGGCGCGGCCGACTGGCGTGTCCAGTCCGTGCTGCTTCATCATTGAGGAGACTGACCACGAGCTTGTGGCAAGTCCCCTCATCACCTCGGGAATGACGACCCTGGCGAAGCCCTGTCGCTGATTCAGTGTGTTGCACCCACAGAACGTAACGACCTGGCCCTCCCATGCAAACACGAGC